TCACCAACTCGGGTCATTCGCTGCCCGCATCTTCAACAGCTGATTCAGCCGACTAAGCAGCTTTGCCGGCACGTCGTTACGCCTTCCGTTTGTACGCAAGGGATGCGCAAACTGCTCGTGCAGGTAACGCTTCTCGCCTGTGCCTCGCACGGGCTCAATGCGGCCTCCGAGCAAAAGCCATATGCGGTCGGCTTGATGTGGGTTCGATGTGTGGATAGGGGTATGGTTCATTTCTTCGCCCTCCGGGTCTTGCTCGGGATCTTTGCAGGGATGTCGTCCAGCATGGCCAGCAATTCTTTGCCCAGTTTTTGCTGACGGCGATAGGCAGCAGTGCCTGGGATGTCCTCGTCCGCGAGGTAGCAAGCGGCCCAGTCCAGTTGGCGTGGCAGCGGCACCCTGTATATGCCCACCTCATGGATGGCCTCCACGTGGAATCGCACGTAAAAGAGCGGGTCGTCACGAACCGCCTCCATGGCCTTTAGCGGGCTGGCTGGCATCTCTTCGAGGTACGCGTCCGTTCCTCGGCTGGAAGCAATGCGGGGTACCTCCAGGTACTTTAGAAACGCGTCTGTACTACGCAGGAAGATGAGCAACCGTGTCATGAACGCATCTCGCACGAGGTTATGCGCCTGCATCGCCTCGCGAAGTGCCGCAGCGGTTTCGGGCCGTACATCGATATTCACTGAAGTCGGCCCCTCTCTCTTCATGGCGCCAGCGATATGGCGCTTGGCTCGCAGCGAGAGTTTGAGTCCAGCCAGTTCAATGCGAAGGTGAGGGAGCTCATTGGCGATCATGTAGTCGAGGAACGACGCCCGAGACAGAAAAAGGCCGTCAGCCTGTCCTTTGAACGCCTCCCAGAGCCGGGGCGGCACATTGAAGCTTATGGCTGTCTTGGGCATTTCGTCTATCCGTTTTCGTTGAGATGCCCAGACTATGACCCAGAGTTTTTCCTCTGTGAAGAGGCGATTTTCAGAGGATTGCCCCCGTAATTCGATTGCTATCGGCGCCCGCTTTCGACGGAGCGGATGCCCGCTTCGGGTCAAATCCCGCCATCTGGATGCATTGATCGTCGGTCTCGACGTGTAGTGCTACGCCTTGCCAGCAGCTTTGAGAGGCAGCACCTTGGCGCCAGCGAGCATCACATCCAGCTCGTCGGCCCAGACCTGCATCATCTCGGCCCGGCGCTCCAGGTGAACACCGCGCAGGTAGGCTGCATCGGTGAGGTTGTCCTTGGCGTGCGAAAGCTGCGTCTTGATGATCTCAATGGGGTAACCCATTTCCTCCAAGCCCGTGGACACTGCGGCCCGCAGGCCATGGCCGGTCAGCTTCCCGCCATACCCCATCTTCTTGAGCGCTTGCAAGACGATGTTTTCGCTGGCCATGGACTGGTTCATGGGCGAAGGGAACATGTAGCGCGACTCGGCATTGAGCGTCTTCAACTCCTTCAGCACCGCCACTGCCTGGTGGGGCAACGGCACGACGTGTACCCGGCGCTTCTTCATCCGCTCGGCAGGGATGCGCCACACCCCGGCATCCAGATCGAATTCATCCGGCGTCGCGCCACGAACCTCGCCCGTGCGACTGCCCGTCCACAGAATCATGCGGATGATGCCCAGGGTGTTGGGATGGCCTGCATAGCCCTCCAGCGCATTCAAAAAGGCAGGCAAGCCCTTCGGGCCAATGCTAGCGAAATGTTCGCGTGTGGGCGCAGCAAAGGCGCCCTGTGTGTCACGGATCGGGTTGTCGGTGCGTCGGCCTGTCTGCACGGCATAGGTCAAGACCGCGCCGACGCGCTGGCGTACCCGCCGCAGTGTCTCCAACTTGTTGGCGGCCTCCAATGGCTCCAGCACACGCATGATGTCTTGCGCGGTCAGGCTGGCGACGGCGCGTGTGCCAATCTTTGGCAGCACGTAGTCGCGAAAACTCTGGCGGTTCTGCTCAAGGTGCGCTTCAGTCCATTTCTTGGACTTCTTGCCTAGCCATTCTTCAGCGATCACCGCAAAGGTTTGCTGCGTGGCATTGACGCGTGTGGCCTTCTGTTCGCGGCCATGCTGCACCGGGTCGACGCCTTCTCTCACCAGATTTCGGGCGTCTCCGGCCTTCTGGCGCGCTCGGGCCAGGGGAACATCGGGGTATTCGCCCAGCGCCAGCAGGCGTTCACGGCCCGCAATGTAGTACTTCAGGCGCCAATGCTTCATTCCGTTGGCCCGCACCAGCAGGTACAGGCCTCGGCCATCGTGCAATTTGCGGTCGATGGGCACGCCATCTCGTACAGTAGGCTTGGCGCCGCGCACCGCCACATCCGTCAGGGCGTCGATGAGTTTTTTGGGCATGGAACCTCCCGGAATCCGTACCCCTAAACGTACCCCCACCCATTTGGGCTGTCAAGAAACCTCGTGACACTTCCAGAAGCGCAAAACCCGCATGAACACTGGGTTCCATGCGGGTTTTGAGACTTACTGAGACGTTGTGAAACGTCATTCTGGCGGAGAGGGTGGGATTCGAACCCTGCGATAGACGAATGCAACGGAGCCTAACAAGGCTCATGGCACTGCTAGACGACGCCCGCACTTTGCGGGTTTTTTTTCGACCTAACAAGAGCGCGCTTAACACTTGAAATGTGACAACCATAGATGCGGGCCAAGGCACTCTTGCTGTAGTTCCCCGTGTGAAACTTAGCGACACACTCAGCCTCATCACGAGCAGACATCGCACGGGCACGCCCAAAGTGCACACCCCGCGACCTAGCAGCAGCAATACCCGCAGCGGTACGCTCCCTGATCAGATTGCGCTCAAACTCGGCAAACGCACCGACCATCTGCATGAGAAGCCTACCAACTGAGGTGTTGGTCTCGATAGGCTCAGTAATGCTCTTGAATGACGCACCAGCAGCTTCAATACGATCAAGGATGCCAAGCAGATCGGCCAACGAACGGGCCATGCGGTCAACCTTGTAGCACACGACCACATCACCAGGCTGCAAGCTAGACAGCATGGCCGCGAGGACAGGACGCCGCTTGACCGCGCTACGCTTTTCCTGCCAAACCTTGACGACACCGTAACCGTGCAATGCATCAAGCTGAAGCGCTGTCTCTTGCTCGACAGTAGAGACACGAGCATAGCCAACCAACACGGATCAATCCCTTTGCCTGAAGTCTTTGGGGTTGTAATGCGTATCCCGCAACGACAGCGGGTCAGAGCGTAACAAAGGCTCATTCGGCGGACGGTTCGGCTTTGACCATCGACCCACCACAACACCTACTAGGAAAACAAGCAAGAACCAACTAATGATTGACACAGGCCCCCCTTTCTTATGAACACGGTTTTAACCCACCGGGATCAGGCTCAGAAGTGAGAAAAAACCGGTCTCCCCAACTGCTCATCCAAGGATTGGTCAACGTGCCGGGTTGCCCTAGTGCCATATAGACGAGGGCAACCAGATCCGCCATTGCCTCTTGCTCGAAACGCACTCTCATAGGTGGCGCAAGACTGTATGCGCTAGAGCTATAGCGGTTCGAATAGTCCTCCCCATCCTCAAAGGCCTTTAGGATGTACTTACTGATGTAGCTGGCCATCTGAGCAGGACTCTTACGGCTATGGCGCTTCTTTCGAGCCTCATCAATGTTGCCGCCTAACTCGCCAACCACCCGGCGCCAAACTGCCCGTATGACGTTGTAAGAACCGACCTTTACGCCATTGGCCGCTGAGAGCTTGAACGGCAGTTTTCGGATGGCCATGTGCACATGCCAGGCGCCACGATCTTGAGGCTCAAAGGCCGCAACGTAGACAAAGCCAGGAATGAGCGCACGAACACGACGCACGAACTCTTTCATGTGCCGTTTACAAAGCGCGAGATCCTGCATGTTTTCCTTGTATGTGAGCGTGAGCAATGCATCCACGCCCATGGACTTGCAGATGCGGCGCACCTTGGTCTTCGCACGACGTGCAGCACGCTCCCGGTTCTTAGCCTCTTTCTCAGCCACCCACTCAGGATCATTGTTTAGGCGTTCAACGGCATCCAAATACTGCTGATACGCCTCGTCTGTCATGGTGCCGCCGTGTTCCCACACAACCGCACGGCTGATGCTGGCCTCTTTATGACCATGGCCAAGGTCTCGAATGAAGACCTCATGTGCATCACTGATCTTGCCCTCATACCAATCACGACCGATAATTCGTTGCATACGAACCTGTCTACTAGGTTTGGATCACGACCCCGATGTCTGGCAGGACATGCGGGGTCAACTTTTTGGTCAATCACAGAGCCCGTCATGGGTCTGTGTTCTAAAGTGTCCTAGTGATAAATCTAGGGCCGCGCCTTCGGCGCGAGCCCTGCCCCGGCCAGGCAGTGCGCGGCAAGCCGCGCCCCCGCCATGCCGCGCCATCGGGACCGAGCGACCGGGGCATGTGAAAACGCATGGCCGCACGCAAGGCACGTGGCATCTGTCAACAGGTTTGAAGGGCCGAGGCGCTAAAACCAGATCCGGGGCATAGCCCCACCATGCCCACAGTGCCTCGCTAATGAAGGCCCATTGTCTTGATGGCGCGAAGGCAGGGCCAGCAGGGGGCAAGGAAGCCGCCGCAATCAACGACCGAGACACACAACCCATCACACACCCCCCGCAACACCAGAAGCCGCAGCCACAGGCGACACAGACGCATCAAGCCCCGAGGGTACAGACGCGGCACGGGAGGGCGTAGCAACGCGATGGGGAGGGATAGAGAAGAGGCCGGACATAACAGCAGCACAAAAGCGGCCATAGCCCGGCTGAATACGCGCAGGCGTAGTGGTGACGCACGAGCACGCACCGGCAACGACAAAGCAGCCGGCAACATGATCAGGGAGAGGCGGCATATCGACAGGCAAAGGCGGGCCAGGATGCGCGGCCATAAACGACGCAAAGCTAGCTACAGGCAACCTACTGGCTTGGACACCTGATGCAGATGGCTCGACCGATGACGCAACCGACGCGCTAGGTGTGGCCTGCGCTTGTTGCCTGCGTGAGTTCATGTAGAAAGTCAAACCCACCAAAGCCAGGATGACCAGAGCGACGCCATAAACGCCCCATGGCCTGCCCGTCACGGGCTTGGTGTGTACCTCCGCAGACTTGTAGAGCCCAAAGGCCTTCTTGTCATAGCGCCAGTAGCTCACCTGAGCGTTCTTCGTCTTGTCTGGATGGGTGCAGTGATCCCACTCATAGATGACCGCACTACCCCCGCCATAAAGCCGCCTAACGCTTTGCTGACGCCCTATCAAATTGCGCACATTCGTGTGCAACAGCTGCGGATGCTGCGTGATCAGAACAAAGTCAACGCCGTAATGACGATGGGTTTCAAGCTTGGCGATGAAGCCGGGCACCTTGCGCCCAAATGGCACCGGCCTAAAAAGCCGCTGAGCTTCATCGATGACGATCAAATCACCAGGCTTGCACCACAGCCACCAGTTATCCGCACGCTCAGGCACCGGGTAAAGCGTAGACGTATCTGCACCAGGCTCAGGATAGAAGGGCGTACGTCCGTCAGATGTCCAACGAACGGGTTCGTCACCAGGCTCACGCTTGAACTTGGACCACTCATCTTGATAGGTCTCGACATCGAACACCGGAACGTCAATGGGCTCATGCTCAAGCAGCAAATCAGGGATGCCGCCAACCATCAAGCGCCGCTGAGTGATCTGGCCTTTGTATTCAAAAACCTGCGCCAATATTTCGGGCAACAACTTGGAGACCGTGAACAGCGTCTTGCCCGAACCAGGCACGCCTATAACGAGCGATAACGGCATGCTTAGGCTTTCCCGATCCAGCCCGAAAGGCTTGTAAGGCCCTTGAGGGTGACGGCAAAAGTGATAGCGCCAAAAATCATCCCCAGCGCAACCCACATGCCCATGAGACCGGCCAGGCCAAGGGCGCCCTGCTGCATGGTGCTCAGGTTAGCAACGATCTGATCTTTGAGCGCTTGTATGGCAACGGTGATGCCCGTGACCGTGATGACAGAGAAACCCAACGCCATCAACACACGAGCAACGATGGGCGCGGCCATACTCGCCAAGAAGGCGGCAAAGTTCATAGCTTGACCCCAGCAACAGCACCGACACAAATCATCAGCGCAGAGAACGCACCCACGGCCACAACCAGCGGACGAATAGAGGCCGCGTTGCTGCAAGCCGTAGCAAAGCTGAACGATCCGTATTTACCCAGGCTGATATCAGCCGGACAGGTGGACGGCAAATCTATCGCCTCAGGTGTAAAGACAATGCTCTTGCTGGATGTAGGCACACTGGCCGCTTCTGGTGTACCCAGTTGCGTGCAGCCCAAGATGCCAGGAAAGCCCACGCACGCATCAGGCGCTGTAGCCGTGGGCTTGTCCGTGGTGGTGGTGCTGCCATCGACGTTCTGTGTCTGAGTGACTGTGCGCGCGTCAACCCGGACTTGTGAGCCACTGTAGGTCAGGTGTGCAACCTGATGCTGTGTCTCGGTCAGGGTTTGAGTGGCGCCGCCTGGTTGCGTAATGGTGGTGGTGCCGGTGACCGTTGACGCACTGGTGACCGTAGACGGCCCTGATACCTGAGGCGACGGGTCCAATTCAGGTGCGTAGCCGAGCGTAGCCGCGTTATCAAGCGCCCCCTGCCAGTCCGACAACGCAGGATTAGGCGCGGAGGCCGCAGCAGCATGAACATCAGCAGGGCTTAAAGACGGCGGACCACCAGCGCCAGCACAGACACCACCAGCGGCCAACATACCGTCAGGACAAATCTGCGTGTGTCCATCGGACTTGTAAACAGTGGTGGTCCACTGAGGCACACCATAAACGTAGTTGCCTTCGGCGTCACGATTGCCACCGCGTAAGCATGACATGGTGGGGGTCTGGCCGCAATACTGCATCCAGGCAGGACCACCGTTTTCAGGATGGGCCGCATTAACAGCGTTGTAGTCATTCGCAAAACCGACAAGCGACGTGCCAGGCACAAACCAGCCAACCGCGGTGACCGTGGTGGGTGTCGGTGCTGAACCAGTGCCCCAAGAGCCATCACCGTTCTTGTTATAGCCCTGATCAAGCATCCACTGTTCAAGCAAAGGCGCCAGCGCAGCACCGGCAGCAATGCCCGCACCGACCAGACCACCGCGCCCAATGGCCAATGCGGCGTCAGCCAAAGCACCACGGGCAGCAGCACCAGTGAAGCCACGCGCAAGGCTGACCGTTGTTTGACCGGCGGGTGTCGATAGCGTGGCCGTCTCAGCCGCGATAAACGCATCATTGGCCGCCACAGTGACAGCGCGCCCCGTGGTGGCAACAGCATTGCCAGCGGCAGACGGGGAGTAGCTGTAGCTCACGCCCGTGGCCGTCTCTGCGGCTTTAGGCACAAGGGACCAAGAGGGCGCAGCCTGACCGAAAGCCGCACCATGGAATAGCCAGGCAGCGCAGGCAAGAACAAACAGCCGATTTTGATGGTGCGGGAAAGGTTGAGCGACACGAAGGCTTGAGCCCGCGTAGAAGGGCATGTTCTGCCTATGTTGTGCTTTGACGTGAGCCGCACTAAGAGACTGATCCGGCCTGCGGCCACCACGCAAACTGGGCCTCGTTAACCGACACCGATAGCGAGCACGCCCATGCGACAAGAAAGCCCCTTGCAAGGCAGGAATCAGAAGCCAGAAAAGGCGAACCAGAACACCGCGATGACCAAGCAGACGGGTAAGAAATCGACGAATGAGCCCATGATGCACAGCAGCCCCCTTACAAGGTTTCCCGGTTGAAGACCCGGGTGTGCAAAAACTTGGCCGCAGCAATGACAGCCAAGGCAGTGACGAACAGAGAAATGATGGGCGACCAGTAGGTGACGTCATAACGCTCACAGGTCTGCACCGTGTATTGATGGGTCCGTGTAGTGACAGTACCTAAAGCAGTGGTCTTACGAAGGTTGAGAGTGCCCGTATAGGCACCCCCAACGGTTGACGAGGGACCGGCCGCAACCCCCGTGCATTGCGTAGAGGAACTGTCAGCCGCGACCATCCCGAGATCCGAGCAAGCCGCCTGCAAGGCGTCAAGCTGCGATGGATAGCACACCTGCGCGTAGAACGATCCGGCTGACATACCCCACCCCGATCAGGAGAAGAACTTGCGACGCACGTAATTGGCGCCCCAAATAGTGGCACCCATGACCGTGAGCGCGGTGACCACCGTCAGCGCATCAGCTTGAGCGCCAGTGATAGACGTGGTGACGGCAGCATCGACCGCAGCTTGCGCGGCAGCAGTGCCCAGAGTGACGGCCAGAGCGGCCAACTTTGCGAAATTGCGCTTCATAAAGGAACTCCAATGGTGCGGGTTGAAAAACGACGCGGAGTGCACCAGCCCCGCGACGTGGAAAAGGCCCACAGAGGGGCCGAGTTCAGAAGATGAGCAAGGGCTCACCGGTATCAAGAAGGCGAGCAGCGAGCTCACGGCAGCGCCAATCCCACGCATCGACGTGCCACGCTGGCCGGGCTACCTGAGCCAGGCGCAATTGCGCGATGGCATAGGCAAGGTCAATTGCTGCGAGGCTCATGACTTCCCACCGGAATAACCACTGCGATATGTGGCACCGACAAGCGGGACGCCGAGCGTGTCCCGTTGAGGGCAGACACGGACCCAAAACAGGCCACGACCGCCGCGATGCACACGGGAAAACAAGCCACAGCACTGAGCAAACAAGCTACCGCCGCACATAACACCCCCTATGTCAGCACCACCGACCAATAAGAAAGTCAGCAATAAGCCGCACTTCGTTGTCCCACCACTGATGGGTGAAGGGACAAGGCGCCGGACCATCGGGAGCGCAACGCGCACGCATAGCCTTGGCGTCAACAAGAAGTGCGACAGCGGGACTCACTGAGCACCCCCGGACTTGGCAGGCGCAGGAGGCGGGGTCTTGCCGACAATGTAAGGCTGAAGGCCAGTCAAAACGGCCTTGATCTTGCGCGATGCCATGTCAGGCGTCAGCGCAAAGGTGCCGATGAAATCACCGGCAACAACCTTATCCCGGAGAGCACGCGGGATATCCAAAACGCCGACCTGATCAATCTCGCCGGTGTCCTTGAGCAGGAGGCATTCGGCGTCTTGCATGTCGTACGGACGGCCAGTTTTGGCACTAATGCCCTTCTTAGGCTCATTCAACTTGAGGATACGAATGATGGATTGCAT